GTTAGGAAATGTATTTTAAGATCAAGTAGATAATCCCACGAATTATTTACTTTAATAAGATCAAATTCACTTATTTGTTTAATGATAAAGTCTTTCTTTTTATTAAATACTATAATTTTTTCATTTATTACATATTTTATAAATTTTATTTTACTGTTAAGCAATTGCAATTCTGCATTTAACTTTTCAATAAGATAACTTTTACGTTTGATGTAATGATTTTTACGAATATTATAAAATCTAAAGATAATTTCCTCAGGGCAAGATACTTTACGGATTTTACAATCTTCGTCAAATACATGCATATTGCTTGTATTTATAGTACTTGTTAGTTTCAATTTTTTAACAAGTTCATTTTTATCTATAAGATCATCTATCACTGTTTTTTGCATAACTACCTTAAAATTTATAAGAGCTTCATCGCAGTTATTTTTATAATCAATTATTTCATTACTTTCAATTAAAGTTTCAAGAAACTCTTTATAAACCTGTGTCCACTTTCCTATAGGAAGTTCAGTTATTTCTATAGTTGTTGTATTTATACGTTTATAAACCCCTGTTGTGATATATTTATGCTCTGATTCTAATTCAATACTACCTTTAAAATTTTTATACCAGGGCATCATTTTAAATAACTCAGCTTTGCCATTGGAATCAATAAGTCTTTTCAGATTAGCAATAATTTCATCTGGATTATAACAAGGAATATTAGTACTATACCCTGTACCAATACCTTCAGATCCATTTACTAAAATCATAGGAATAACAGGAATATAATATTTTGGTTCAATTGAAACTCCGTCATCATCAAGGTAATCAAGTAACTTTGAATCATGATCATTAAAAAGTATTTTAGTAATTGGCTGAAGATGAGTAAAGATATACCTTGGACTACCTGAATCTTTTCCACCCTGAAGACGAGTACCAAACTGTCCAGATGGTACAAGTAAGTTAATATTATTTGATCCAACAAAATCTTGAGCCATATTTATGATAGTTCCCTGTAAACTTGCCTCTCCGTGATGATAACTAGTATGTTCAGATATATACCCAGAAAGTTGTGCAACCTTCATATCTGTGTATAGTCCTTTTTTAATACACCCAAACAGAACTTTGCGCTGTGATGGTTTTAAACCGTCCATTAAATTTGGAATTGAACGTTCAAGGTCAGCAATACTAAAATTAATAAGTTCATGATTTACAAATTGGCTGATTGTTTGAGAAAGTACTGAATGATCTAAGCTCACGGTTTTTCCAGTGTTATCTTTGATCCATTCTTTACGGTTATCCTCAAAACCTTTTTTAAAAGCTTTTACAAGATCGGTATCAGTTTCAGCTGTGTAATTATAATTAATTGTTTGCTTTTTTAAATTATTAAAATATTCTTTTGCTTCTATGGCTGTACTTGTACCAAGCCCTTTGTAATACTTTATTTGATAAAGATTAATTGCAACAGAATTTTTCCAAGTAATAAAATCGTGTTGAGTATAAAATGATTTTATTTCTTTTCCTTTGGTGACTTTTACTATAGGAGTAATTATACTACTAATGAATGTATCTATTTTTATTAAACTTGGCCAAAATGTATGAATAAAATTTATAATAAGACCTTTGATATGCGATCCATCATTGTCAGCATCAGTAAATATCATGATTCCACCATATCTTAGACTCTTAAGATCGGAATATTCTTTACCTTGTTGAAGACCAAGTATTTTTTTAAGATTATTTATTTCTTCATTTTTAAGAAGCTGAGCGGCAGTTGCATCGCGAACATTTAAAAGTTTACCGCGAAGAGGAAATATACCGTAATAATCACGCCCGAGTACTGATAAACCTGCTACCGCTGATGCTTTTGCAGAATCTCCTTCTGTAAGAATTAATTTACATTTATGACCTTCATTTCCACCTGCTTTATTTGCATCGTCTAGTTTAGGAATACCAGTAAGACGAAATGTTTTTTTACCATCTGTTTTTGAAAGTGCTTTATTTTCTTTGGCTTTAGCAATATCTATAACATTTGCAGTTATACCCAAACGGTCAATTTTTTTTATAAGTTCTTCTGAAAGTACAGCTGTACTTCCAAATTTATTTGTTTTTGTAACGTGATTTTCTTTAGTTTGGCTTGAAAATACAGGATTTTCAATAAGACAATTAATAAAAATGAGAATGTTGTCTTTAATGTAACTAGGACGAATTGTAATGTCTTTGTGTTTCTTTTCAAGTTGATCTTTAAGTTTATAAATTATTTGATTGATAAGATATTCAACGTGAGTACCACCCTCGGATGTAGTTATTCCATTTACAAATGAAACCTGTGTAAATTTATCATGTGGATTTAAACAAACAACAATTTCCCAACGATCATTAATTTTTTCATAAACCCTTGGATTTTCTGATTTAGTTCCAATAAAAAGATTAACAAAGTCTTCAAAATTTTTGGTTGGTATTTTTTCGGAAATAGTACCGTTTTCATTAATGGTTTCAAGACTCACCGTGACTTTTTTATCGGTTATAGCAGATCCTTCGTAAATACGAGCTTTTAATAAATTATAAGTATCGATGTCAAGCGTTTTCATATTAAAACGGGTATAATCAGGAATAAAACTAATTTTTGTAAAAGATTTCTTCTTGGAAGATATTTTTGGAACTGAAACAGATGACATATTATTTTCCCACACTTGGATAAAGTGGTTAACGCCGTCACATATTTCAACAGTAAATTTTTTAGAAAATGCATTAGTAAGTTTAGAACCATAACCATTAAGACCACCCACCGTACGCTTTTCGGTATCGTCATAATTACTTGATGTATGAAATTCTCCAAAAATAATACTAGGTACATATTTATTGTGTTCTTTATGGATTTCGACTGGAATACCAGTACCATCGTTAAAAATTATTATTTCACCTGTAACTTGATTCAACGTTACTTCAATTTTTTTTAACGTTGGATCACGCTGGGAATGATCTATTGCATTGGTAAAAATTTCATCAAATATTTTGTACAAACCAGGGCTATATGTTATTTTCGTCTTGACCATTTTCGAATCAACGATAATCCAACGTTCGCAAGTTGATCTGTCAATATCGCCAATATACATACCCGGACGATGAAGTACATGTTCAAGTTGACTTTTCTTTTGATATGTTTCTTCAATTGTTTTAACCATCACTATTTCCTGTACTCTTATACGGCTACGTCCTTAAATACATTTATATTTTGTAAAAAAAACAAATGATTTATTTTTTATTTGCAAATTCGATTAATGAAGTTGCATCAATGTTTCCATTAAATTTTTCCCCTGATGTTTTTTGGATAGTTGGAAAGGCATTAATTTTATATTGATGCATAAGTACCTTTGAACTAGGGTCATCTGAATTAATAAGTTTTATTTTATCGTTACCTTCAACAGCTTTAATAAATTCTGGCATTGCATTTTTACAATGACCGCACCATGGAGCGAAAAAAATAAGAGTACTGTCTGGAGTTATATTGGGAGTTATACCAAATTTACTTTTACGTTTAGGTTTACATATTATTGTTAAAATGTAAAAAAGAATTGCACATAAAATAATTAAAAAGATAGTTTTAGAATCCATAAATAAGTTAACTTTAACTTTTATTTTTTTTACAAAATATAAATATACTTTAACATTTAAAGTAAAAATAATTAAAAATGCCAAGACAAATAAAATATGACGATGTTCAATTTGAAAAAGTAGAATATTGTAATAAAATATTTATGTATAATGAAGTTAGCTGGAATGTGTTATTTCCAATTGTAGATATTATACGTGCATTAGAGAAGCATACTATAATATCTTTTAAATATGGAAAAGGAACTCAAACTATTAGAACGTACGGTGTTCAGTATAATCATTTAGTTACTGGTCTTGATTTAAAAAATAAAAATGATTATGTCAATTTAAATAAATTAAAGGTAAAATTTATATTTATTTTTACTGATACATCAGATATAACTGCTACAAATCTTATAAAAACTGGAAAAACGTATAAAATCCCAACAATTTGTTATTCAAATATAGACCATGTTTATCATTGTTATGAAAATGATGTTAATGATACAGTAACAATTATACCAAAAAGTACTGATGTTGTTGAATATATAAATAATATAAATGCCAAAAAAAGTGTTGATAAATTAGCAGAACTTTTTCCTGAATTTGAGATTATTGATCATCCAGTAGATACCCGATGCCCTGTTTTAGAAGAATGTGTTAAATTGTTAAAATTAACAACAGAAGCAGAAAGAGAAAAAAAAGAAAGTCATAATATAAAAAAAATATGTGAACCTGGTTTAAAAACCTTTTATGATTCTAATTTAAATAAAATAAAAAAAATGGAAAACGATCGTAAAGTTATAGTTTATGACGATGATCTTGAAACTATAAATAAATCAATAAAACTATTGGCACTTTCCGAACAACCTCAAAAGAAAAGTATATTAGGTAAATTTTTTACTAAAAAAATAGCTAAGTGCAATAAAATAGATAAAGTATCTTAAATTATTTTATTGCAAAAAAATTATCATAAATATGTTTTTTACTATTTATATACCCAATCATATAAATATTAAAAATATCATCTTTCGTTTGATCCAAATTTAATGATTCTAATTTAAAACGAGAATCTAAAATTTTAAAAATAATATGATTTTCATTTTTTTCAGAATTACATATATTTATTAATGCATTTAATAAATCAAATAACTTAATAGATGTATCATTTTGTTCTGGAAAATAACCTATATCAAAAGCCATTGTACCTAATTCATCTACAGTGTCAATTGGACAATTATTACAAATTCCACCATCATAGTAATAACTACCATTTATACAATAAGCTGGAAATAGTAATGGTATTCCCGCACTTGCTCTTACTGCATCTATAACTTTTATATTTGGAGTAAGAATACTATTAAAATATTCTAGTTTTGAATTATTTATATTTAATGCATTTACAGTAAAAAGTACATTTGTGTACAATTTTAATCCATTAAAAGTTACATAAGGGTCTATTTTAGTACTTATTATTTCTTTTATTATATTTATAAATTTTATACCAGCAATTATAGATTGATTACTAAAAATATCATTTATTTCTGAATCAAATATTTCTTTAAGATTTAATCCCATTACTATATCTAAAAGAAAATTCCATTTTATATCTAATACATAAAATAAAGCAAATAAAGACCCTATACTTACACCTATAACTTGTTCAATATCTTTCCGAAAAGAATAAATTTTATCTAGTTCATCTAACGCTTGTATAGTTCCTATATAAGCCCACCCTTTTAAACCTCCTCCTGAAAATATTATATTTTTAATCATAATATTTTCTTTTACTTTAAATTTACAAAAAAATAGAATACTTTAAACCTAAAAGTTATATATTTTAAAAAATGAATCCTTATGAAATAAACGTGAGTAAATACGTAGCATTAATAGGACATGTCCAATCTGGTAAAACAATTGAAGAAATAAATTATACATATAATTCGGTTAATCATTTCAAAATTCCGGTTATTTTTATAGTTAGAAATATAACAGCTGATCAATTGCAACTTAAAGACCGTTTTAATTTATGTGAAAAAAAATTAAATGTAAAAATACTTTCACATTTAAACGTGCCAGAGTCAGTTTTGTGCCTTGAATCCATTGGTGTATTAATAGTTTTATGTAATCAATACCAACTTATAAAATTAAAAGATATTCTTTCTGATTATCGCGGAGAATATAATGTGTGTATTGACGAAGTTGATTTTTCTATTAAATCAAAAAACTATACATCTGAAATAGACTATCATTTATCACATATTAAAGAAGGTGCGTCTCATATTCTTGGTGCAACTGCTACTCCATTTGCACTTTTTTCAAATAAAAGTGGATTATCAAAAATTAAAAAAATTAGTCCAGGTATTAATTATTGTGGAATTGATACATTAAATATTGAATATATTAAACCATTTATCACAAAAGATCCTAGATCTGATCATGATACAATTGAACATATTTATACTAATTTACTTGAAAAAGAAAGTTGTGTTTTATTACATTCTGTAAAAAAAACTAAAGATTATCATAATAAACTTGTTAATTATGTATCTAGTTTATATCCAAGTTTTACTTTTATAATATATAATGGAGATGGTATTAGAGTTAAATGTACTTCAAGATCTAATGAACCATTTGCTAAAGGATTGTCAGTTAATAATTATGGTCAACTTATAAATAAATATTTTCAATTAAATGATAATGTTCATCTTTTTGTGAATTACAGTATTTCAGAAGTTTTGCAGATTCTTAAAAATGATAAACATAATCATAGCCACATTTCAATAATTTCTGGACATCTTGCATCTAGAGGAATAAGTTTTGTAAGTTCTGATTATTCATTACATCTTACAGATCAATATTTTCACCCTGGTAAAAAAAGTCATGGTGAAAATTTATTACAATCACTTAGAATACTTGGATGTTATAAGAATGATAGAAATATAACTTTGTGGTGTAATAAACAAACTTGGAAAGATATTATTGAACAAAATAAAATTATCGATACACTTGTAGATTCGTGTGATGATAAAAAAGAATGGTTTAAATATATCCAAGAAGTAATAATAAATAAACCATCTCGTCCCACAACTCGTAGTATATTATCTTTTAAATATGATCACATTAAAGATACTAATTTTAAATTAAATCTTGAGGAAGAAATATAAAGTTAAAATATAAATTAAAATAAAATGGGGCCAGCGCAATCTAAAGAATATTATCTACCTTCGGGTAGAAATTATTCAATGAGTTATGTGAAGCACACAGATATTAAATTTAAAATAAAAAAATTAAATGAAGCACAAAATTTTAATTTACAAAATTTTAATTTACAAAATTTTAATTTATCAAATTTAATACAATTTGATAATGTTATTATACAATATCCGAAAGAACGTGGTATTTTAAAATTAATTTATTCAGCAATGTGGTATAAAATTACAAATTTAGGATATACTATAAAAGAAAATATTCCAAATTTATTATTAAATCTTCGCGAGCCATTAAACGAATGTCTTGATAAAATTATAAATCATGGATTTTTAATTGAAAAAGACCAAGATTACAATCACCAAGATTACAATCACCAAGATTATCTTTCAGATCTTATTATAATAAAACAATGTTATCAAAGTAATTTAGATAACATTAAATATCTTTTATATACTGGTAATATTTTAGTAGCTGGTATACTTATTGATCAAGAATTTATAAACCAAGTATTAAATAGCGATGACATTATAAATGTTGTACTTTCTGATATAATCATTATAATTGGATATAATTTAGATTCATTAATTATAAAGACAAATTGGGCGGATACACCCATTAATTTAAGTTTTTTATTTATTGAAAATATAAAAGAAATATGGAATTTTGAAATTAAAAGTCCAGAGGAAAATTATTTAAATGAAAATATTTTATTTGAAAATTAAATTAAATTAAATTGTAAATTAAATAAAATTACTTTTAAATGAAAGTAAATAAATACAATCTCGCTTATCAAATGGGTGTACGTTTTCTTGATAACAGTGTATATTATAAAAATCCAGCTGTAATGTTTGATATAGATGATACTTTACTTTTAACAGGAGAAGGTACAAAACATAATCCATTTAAACCTATCAAACCTATTATAAATTTACTATATGAATGCATAAATAGAAATATATTAGTTTTAATAATTACAGCAAGAGATTCAGTGTATCGTGAACATACCATTAAAGATCTTGCAAAATATAAAATACCATATAGTTTTTTATATTTACGACAAAGTCCAAATGATAACCATGAATTATTTAAATCAAATGTTAAACAGGGTTTATATGAAAAATACGGTATTACTACTATTATGTCAATTGGAGATAATATAATAGATATCACCGGAAATTTTTCAGGGTATTCTATTAAATTACCTAATAAAACAGATCCTAATTTATATCATTCTAATTATGGAAAATTAGAAATGATCCGTTAATTTATTTAAATTAAAATAAACGTTTGTTTAAATGTATAATTTTGTTTATATTTTGATAAATTATAAATATCTATTTGTATTATACAAATTTTATTTAACTCTTTTTAATTTATTTATTTTTATAATTATACTAAATCGAGTAAACAAAATAAATCAACAAGCGTTAAAAAAAATTGAATTAAAATAAAACGTTATTTAAATGAATGTACAGGAAGTTTTAAATATAGCAAAGGCGCGTAAGCTTAAAAATAAAGAATTGGTTAAAAAAATAATTGCAAATGTTCATAAAAAAATAAAGTATTATGCTACTTTAAAAAAAGAATCATGTGTTTATACAGTTCCTCCTATTGTAGATGAATTTCCTGTATATGATTTTGAAAATACAATAAAAGATATTTTTAAAATATTAGATTCCGAAGGTTATATTGTAACAGCATACCCAAGTGGAGAATTAGAAATTATTTGGAATGAAAAACTAGTAGAACAAAAAGTTAAAACAGATGCATTTATACTTTCTCAAGAAGAACGTAGACTTAAAAATATCACAAAGAAATGTAAAAAAGTTGATGAACGTTTTTCATTTCTGGCAAATCCTAAAAAAATTAAAAACGAAAAAGATAAAACTATCGATGAACAACTTGATTCTCAGATAGAAAAAATATTAAAAGAAAAAGAAAAATTACAAAATAAATATTCTAAAATGCTTTAAAAATTTTAATAAAAGTTAAGATAAATTAATAATGTAAATCCTATTAACGTTATTTATTCTTTAATAAATAATTTAACACCAGAATTACAAATAACTATTCATGCAAATCCATATCTAACATATATTTTAAAAAAAGACGAAGATGTTTTTATATTATCTGACGGAGACGATAATGATATTTTAATTAACGACAATGAAGATGTCATTAAAATTTTTTTTAATAATCTTGATATAACTGAAATTGATTTACATAATTTAATATTAAATACTACTGAAGAAATTTTTCTTTGTGAAGGAAATGATTGTTATTATCAACGAAGTAGAAACGTAGCAACTAAAATACAAAACTCATATAAATCATATAAATTAAAGTTATTTAATAAACAAAGAAGAAGATTAATAGAAAATATTCGAAATAGAGAAACTGGATTACCATTAATTAAAAAAAACATATAAATTAGATTCAGATATAAAATATCTTAAATCAATATGAAAATACTTTCATTTGACGTTGGTGTTATAAATTTAGCATATTGTATTTTTGATACAATAACAAAAAAAATTCTTTATTGGGAAATTATTAATAATGAAATTAAAAACTTTAATGCAAAAATTTCTAGTTCAGGTGTTTCTGATCTTTATATAAATCTTATTAAAAATTTGGACCAGCGTCCACATCTTTTGGACGTTGATATTGTTTTAATAGAAAAACAGCCTTCATTTAATCCTAAAATGAGGATTATAGCAGGTTGTTTGCAAACATATTTTTATATTCGTGGAGTAGTTGATAAAAGTGAAAGTGTTAAAATTAAATCTGTTGAATTTTTTAGTCCTAAAAATAAACTTAAATGTTATATAGGCCCTGAACTAGATATATCTAAAAATGGAAAGATAGTTAAAGGTAAATATGCTCAAACTAAAAAAATGGGTGTACTTATAGCAAGATCAAAATTAGAAGAAAATGAAGAAACTGAAACCATGTGTACTTTATTTGAAAATAGTAAAAAAAAAGACGATCTTTCAGATTGTTATCTTCAGGCATTAACTTATGTTATGTTTAAAAGTGCAAGCGTTAAAAGTGCAAGCGTCGCAAGAGTAAATTTTACCAAAAAAGATCTTAAAATTTATCTTGACAATCTTGTAAAAAATTGTTCCGTTATTGATTTATGTAATCAAGATTTTAAAACAATTGACCAAATAGTTTTACCAGAAGGTATAACTATTGAACATCTGAGTAAGTGGTCTATGAAAAAGTATCTTAAATTTAAATACAAAATTTAATTTTATTTTTGTAAAAATAATAATTGTTCTTTATTTGTAGTTATAGTCTTGTAAAATATTCCTCTTAGTGGTAATGGTGTGCTTTTTGAATCACCTTCAATACAGTTTATAATTGTATCCAGTGTTACCCACCTTATTGCAACTTTTTCTATTAATTTAGATAAATTTTTTTTATCATCTTTGTTGATATATTTAATAAAATTTGATGTTTTATTAAAAAATTCTGAATAATTTTGATAATCTATATACATAAGATACATATAATACGGTGATCCGTTTAAAGTTTTTGAAATAATTTTTGTACACACACTCATTTTATCTATACATTCCGAAACTGATAATACAGCACCTAGAGTCTCTTCAAAGAATTCTCTAGAAGCAGTATTTTTTTCATCATTTTTATCGATATATTCACATCTTCCTCCAAAATCTGACCAATCTCCCTCAAGATCTTTTCCAAGTAAAAACATACACGATCCTTGTTGGTCGAAGGTATATGGTAAAATACCAGCTGAGTATTTATTTAAATTAATTTTATTTATTTTACGATAATTCCATGTTGTATAATTATTGTTGTAATTAGAATAATTATTACAATTATTACAATTATTACTGTATCTATTCCAAGATATTTTTGAATCCATTATTCCTTTTAAAGTAAACATACTTTAAATTAACTTAAATTATTTTATTTTTGCGTTAAATAAAATTAACTTTTATATAATTCAAAATTAAATAAAGACTTGAAATTTATTAAACAAATGGACCATTTTGTAAAAGTTGAGCAAAATGACGCAAGGAAAAAAACGGTTAATGTTAAAAATATAGAGCCTATAAGTAATATAGAAATACTTAGAGACTATTCTGGTTCAGATACAAGTTCGGTTTCATCTGGAAGTACAAATTTGCCTAAAAAAACTAAAAAAGTTTTGAGAAAAATACCAAAAAATTATTATGAACCACCTTCTAGACAACATGATCAAAGGAAACATGATTATTCTTTTATTTCAAATCCTAAAAAAATGAGTAAGGTTGCTGAAGAAAATTCAGATGAATCAGAATATAGTTCAGAAGAATCTGAACAAGATTCTGAAGTTTATTCAGAAGACCGTGAAACCATATCCCAAGAACCTAAAATAACTTTTGAAGAACGTCAAAAACTTAAACAAGATTTATTAATTAAAATACAAGCTCTTGAAAAAAAAGGATTTGAATTTTCTAAAAAATTTAACATGACATCAAACTACGACGAAATGGTATTCGAATATGAAAAAATTAAAAAATTTATTGAATCACAAGCAGCTATAAAATTTTCAAGACGTTGTTTGATGGCATGTGTAACCGGAATTGAATTTTTAAATAAAAGATTTGACCCTTTTCATGTAAAATTAGATGGATGGTCTGAAAATGTAATGGAATCGGTTGATGACTATGATAATATTTTTGAAAAACTTCACGAAAAATACTCAAGAAAAGCTGAAATTGCACCTGAAATTGAATTACTTCTTACACTTGGAGGAAGTGCATTTATGTTTCATTTAACAAATAGTTTACTTAAAGGACCAGGAAGCTTTACTGGAGGTGCTATAGCACAAAATAATCCAAATTTTATGGCAAGTATGATGAAGACAATGAGTCAGAGTATGAAAGATCAATCAAAACCTCCAAATTTTACCCCCCAGCAAGGTTTTCCAAAGCCTATGGATACACGTGAAATAAGAAAAGAAATGAAAGGGCCAAGTATAGACACAAATTTATTTAATGGTACGCCACTCGCAACAAATTATCCACAACCACCACCACCAAATAATACATTTAGTTCTTCCGATCTTCGTAAATTTTATGAAGAAAATCCAATAAAAGAAGATGACAGATTTTCCGTAGCTTCAAGTGATTCTAGTTTATCAAGCGTTTCAGTAGGAAGTACAATTAAAAATGTTAAAACTAGTATTGTTAAAAAAATTGCAAAGAAGAGTAAAAATGGTATCGAATTAAATATAAGTTAAAATAAAATAAATGTTAAATTTAAAGTAAAATAAAATTTATGAGTAAATTGAATTTTTCAAATATAGAAGAAGCATTTGTGTTAGGTTCTGAACAAATTAAAAATACTCAGGCTGAAATTGCTAATTTAAAAAAAATAATTATGGATTCGAGTATATCTGGTCCAAGTAATTCTGATACGGCAATTAGTTCAGTTCCTCCTGGTAGTTATGAACGAATAGGCACACCTGATCGCACACAAGTAAATTTTGAAAAAGGCGATAATGAATTTAATCTTGAAAATAATTTTTTTAAAATGGTTCAACATCCTAGATTTGATGATTTAGTATATAAATATGTACATAATAATCACCCTGACTGGGTTTTACGTGACAAACAATACATTGGAAGTAAAAGTAATTTTGGAAATTATTCTACAACAATATGCTCAGATATAAAAAACTATTTAATATTTTTCACAGTAAGTATAGCAATATATTTACTACTTTCAATGTTAGTTAAAAAAATATAAAGTATTTTACTTTCTTGTTAATCTTAGATCTTTTTTTTCTTTTTTTATTTTTACATTAGTAACTTCAGTAATTTCTGGATATGTAAAATTAAATTTTAATTCATTTATTTTAAATGCATCCACAACAGAATTAGTATTTCTAAATTCTGCAATATCCATATATCCTCCAAACATTTTAAGAGATTGCCTAGGGGGAGCTCCCTTTATATCAATAGCTTTGGTGATTCCATATAATTGTTGAATTAACAAAGTTATTAAACCACATCTTTCATATTTTTTATGATCATTTCTTTCATAGTTGTAACTTTTAGTACAACTCCATGAACAAAATACTCCAATAAAATAAAAACGTTTTCGAAGTGGATCATATTTATAAGGTAATGTACATGGACTACATTCAAACGGGTGACAACACCACCAACAACAACTTTCAACTTTTTCAGGCCATTCTGATTCTGTTATAACGTTTTTTAATGTACTTATAACACGTATCCGTTTTAATGATTGATCTTTAATTGTTTCACTAAAATCAGTGACGTATTTTTTATTTTCTTTGTAATATTTTTCAAAATTTTCTTGATTTAAACTAAGAATATTTTCTATAGGTATTTCTTTTTCTTCGTCGGATGAATATTCGTTTTCATTAATAACAGAATTGGTTTCAATAACATTAACATTTTCAATTGGTTTTATAATTGATTTTGTAATTTGTTTTGTAATTGGTTTTGTAATTGGTTTTGTAATTGGTATTGAAAATTTATTTCTAAAACTTTCTTGATCGGTTGAATTTTTTTTAACAACTGTAATATCTAAATTACCAAATGAAACTTTTTTCACATTATCAGTTTCAATATAATCATCATCGTCGCTATATGCTACATGATGATTGAAATTATTTAATTGTTCTCTATTGTTAATTTTTTTAAAATTTTCAATTTCGTACTTCTTCTTTCTTCCTCTTTTTTTTTTCTCGTTGGTTTCTGATACTACTGGTAAACTTACTTGAGATTCAATATCATTGTAAAAATTTTTAGGTTTTCTTCCTCTTTTCTTTTTAACAATGTCAGACATTCCTTTTCATTCTTTTTTATTTCATTCTTTAAATAAATATAAAAATTTAATTGAAAAATAAACAATGAAGTCATTTTCTAAAGGTATATTTACAGGTTTATTTACAGGTATAATTATCAAAGATCAAGTGTACAATCTTATAAAAATTGGGCTTATTTTATTTCATGAAGTTAGAAAAATAAGTACTAGAAAACAAATAAATATTGATGGAATAAATAATATTGATTTTATATGTAAAATAACCGATTTTGAATTATTTAATGAATTATTTCCTAATAATATGGGTAAATATAAAGTACAACCTCAATGGGAATATTTTGATAAATTAAATGTAATCAAAACTAAGTTAGATCAAGAATTAATTGACTATCTTAATAAATTAACAAATTTATATGAAGATAAAACATTTAATTTAGAAGAGTTTTTTGATTTAAAAGATGATTTAAATGAGCGTTTTATTTCACTTTATCTACCTTTTTTTAGACAATTTGGAACATATTATATTTATATTAATTATACATATTTAGGTAAAAAATATATAAATATTTACGATTCTAGTTCAACTATAGATATAAAAGATTTTAAAGTTAAAAATTCTAGTAAATTTGACGGTAATTTTGACAATATATTATGTAGTAACATTAAATACAATAATGATCATGAAGAAAAAACTGAATACATAAGTAGTTATTTAAAAAAGTTTTATAATAATAAAAATCCATTAACTTTAGAACTTTTACTTTTAAATTATCATTTGAATATAAATTTGAAAAAAGTTAAATTAATTATAATTAAAAATAACGAAATAAAAGAATTAAATTTAAATGAAATAATTTAAAGGTTTAAGTGTAGATATATAAAAATGAGTCACCTTGACGAGTACATCCTTTACATTAAAACAGTACAGTCACAAAGTATAAAGGTATTAGTAGAATCTCTTAAAGAGGTTCTTACTGATATTAATTTATATTTTGACAACAATGGAATTAAAATTATGACAATGGATAATGCTCGCGTTGCACTAGTTTATGTAAGACTTCTTAAAGATAATTTTGAAGAATATTTCTGTGAATCTAAAAACATGTGCGGGATTAATATGATTTATCTTTTTAAACTTTTAAAAACTGTAGGAAATAATGATGTACTTACTCTTTTTATTAAAAAAAATGGTTCCAATGAACTTGGTATTCGTATTGAAAATAAAGAAAAAAATACAGTAATGGAAAGTTATCTTAAAATGCTTGATATATCTGAAGAAAAACTTGAAATACCAGATATTCAATATGATTCAGTTATATCAATGCCATCTGTAGATTTACAAAAATATTGTCGTGATCTTAGTGTAATAAGTAATCAAGTGAATATATCTAGTTCTGGTTCTAAATTTATTTTAGAATCTATTGGGGATTTTGCAACTCAAAAAATTATTATAGGTGAAGCACAAAACGGTCTTATTTTTTCAAAAAAGAATCAAAATGTTTCAGAAACATTTGATTTGAAATATCTTAATTCATTTACAAAAAGTACAAATTTATGTAGTACAGTTGAAATATTTTTAAAAAAAGAATATCCACTAGTAATTGAATACAACGTTGCAAATTTAGGTAAACTTCAATTTTGTCTCGCTCCAAAAGTATCTGAAGATTAAAAAATACATTTAAATTAAATGTAACTAACCACATTTAATTTAAATTAATGTAAAAAAAAAATAAAGAGTAAAATAAATGGTTACTGGAATTTCAAGTGGTCCATGGGGTTATTCTACCGCTAATGTAGCTGGACTACGTCCATCTATGGAAATTGGATATCATCCATTAACATATGAAGAATCACTTACTTCTTATCCTCCTTCGTTTAATCGTAGAAGAATGATAAGTCCAGTAAGTTTAGCAAATAGAAATTATTATAGCAACTTTGGAAAAAAAAAAATAAATATAAATAAATGTAGACAATTTTTAGAAAGTAATGGAACTATAAATCCTTTAACTGGAAGAAAAATAATCATTCAAGGACCTACTTGGAAATATATCATGGATAAATGTGTAAAATATTCATTAATAAAAGAACCATCTTTAAGTATAAGTTCGTTACCTGTAAATTATAAAGCTACCAAAAATAGTAACGTTCCAAATAAATTATTTATAGGAAATATGCCAGAATCACCTGAACAGCGTAACATTAATCCAAATCTTTCTTTACCCGTTTCACGTGGATTTAAAGTAACTCCTAATAACATTTATTTAAATGGAAAAACATTTAATATAAACGATGTTGCTAAAATTTATACAGATGGAACTATGGGTACGATTATTAAAATAACATCTAAACAAATTATTTTAAGTAAACCAAACACTCTTAGACATCGTCATTTAAAATATAAGGAGTTTAAAGAATTAAATAAATAAAAATTAAAAGAACGTTCAATATATTTTAAACGTTTATATGAATGAAACTGTGGCTGATTTATTAAAACTTCCACAATACACACAAAGAACTCCTGAATGGTATACTCAGCGTGAAAATGCAATTACCGCGAGTGACATACCTACTGTGCTAGGAGAAAATAATTATAAAACACCT